AAATCGCAAAATTCTTAAACCAAAAAGTATTAATCAAGAAAATTATATTATTTCTATGGTTGAGAATGACATAACAATTTGTACTGGCCCTGCGGGATCAGGAAAATCGGCAGTAGCGGTAGGGTTGGCCTGTAGCTGGCTGTTGGAAGGTAAAATTGAAAAGATTATTATTACTCGTCCAACGGTTGAAAATGGCAGAGGATTGGGTTTTCTTCCGGGAAATAAAGATGAAAAAATACATCCTTATTTAGTCCCCGTGCTAGAAGAAATGGAACAATATCTTGGAAAAATGCTTTTGACAAAATATAGAGAAGCGGGTATAATAGAGATGTGTCCGCTTGAATATATGAGAGGAAGAAATTTCCACCACTCCTTTATGATACTTGATGAAGCTCAAAACGCAACTTATGAGCAGATAAAAATGTTTTTAACAAGAATTGGTATGTACTCTACTGCTGTTATTAATGGGGATGCTGATCAATCTGACTTACCTCATTCTTTAAGGGGTGGATTAGAAAATGTTCAACAAAGACTGTTTGCACTACAAGGCGTGGGAACATGCGAATTAGATGCAACTGATATTGTACGCAATCCTATTATTGGCCGAATTTTAGAGAGGTTAAAATGAAAAAGTGGCTAGCGCCCGTGCTTGTAGCAGCTTTTCTATGTGGTAATTTAGCGTTATGCGAAACAGAAAAGTATGAAATATTCACAGAGACGAAAGAAATTAACGAAGATTATATTTATTTTTACGAACTTACATTGTCTCGCGACGACTTAACAGACAAAAGAAGAATGGCTTATAAAAATAGCTATAGAACTTTTATGTTAAATGCAAGTGAAGAAAATTTAAATAATGATCCTTATTTATACGAAGGACTTCAAGAGGAATAATAATGCCGTTATATCACTATAAATGTGGAGATTGTGCCGTCGAATTCGAGGCGGCACATTCTATTAAGGAACCGCTATGGAAAACCTGTCCGGATTGCAAAAAAGATGGATTGTCTGTGGTTTTAGACTCACCTCCGACTATAATGAATAGAGGAGAAGTGAAGACAATCGGACAACTGGCAGAAAAGAACGCCAAAAACTTAGGTCGATACGGACTACAGGAAAAAATGGCTTTAGATGGAACTGCCAATAAAATTAAGGAAAAAGAAAAGATGAATGAAGCTAGAAAATTAGCCTCACTTTCTCCGGAAAAGAAAACTAAATATATAGAAACAGGAAAACTATAAATGGATCAAAGATTAAAAAGAAATACAGCTCCTCACGTAGGGATTATTCGTGTTTCCGTTTTTGTTCACAGAATGTCGTCTGACGGTTCAATTGATCCAGATCCAATTGATTGTTCGGACTTATTTAAAGATCACGCTATGGCTAAAAAAGCCGAAATGCACGTCAAAGGATTTGATAAATGGGATTGTGTAAAAAAGGTTAAAGACACACTAGACAGGATGAATGACAATGGCAAGATGGGAGAATGAAAAACTGGATGGACTAAATCTACCAGAGATGAAGAGCGTAAAAGAAGAATTCTATAGCGCAAATGCTACAATTACAGAAATTGAAAAGGAAGCTGTAGCTAAAATTGCAAACGCAGAAGATAAAAAAGTATACTATATCAAACATGGCAGAGGAGAGATCTTTGATCCTTGGGGTATAGATAGAAATAGACAGCACTCTTTCATATTTAGTCTGCGTAAAGTGAATGAAGAAATTTTTAATTTGTATATTGAATATTTAAAAACAAGACGAGAAGTTTTTCTAACCAGAGCTAGAAGACTTTTTATTAATTTAGGAGCATAATATGGCAAAAAAAGTTGCACCAAAAAAACAAGCAATCAATCAACAACCAAAGACCGAACAAGGCGATCCGGGGCCACAAATTCAAAATCAAACAGATATTCCTCCGAAAGCTCCTAGTACATTTGAAATGTTTGCTAGAAAAAAAGATCGTGGAGTAATATCTATGACTGAACAAGCTTCTATGAGAGCTGACGAAACAAAAGCTAAATCAGTTCAGATGCCAAAAAAAATTCAAAATTCAATTCATAAAATTAGAGAAGATCAATGATTTGCAAAGGATATAATCTAAATATACAGCGACTGCTCATGGAACAAAAAATGGTTCTATGGAAATGCGTATTGTCCAATGGTGAAGAAGTGTGGTCAGATTTTATGGCGCAAACAGATCCTTGGCAGAGATTAAAATATTACTGTAATAACAATAATATTAATATTCTTGAAGTTAGAGTGTTAGCTTTAGGAATTCGTGAACAAATCGTATTTGAAGATAAAAATGGCTTAGATGGGATTCTAATAACAGGCGGAATTAGTAAAGATATTAGCGATGACAGTGGAACCGTATATAGTTATTTAGCATTTGGACTATTAAATCCGAACACGAATAAGATTCAGGTAAAGAAGTTTTTCTGGCCGGAGTGCGAGTTCGATACGCATGAAGAAACTAGATCTTTAACAGAAGATAATCAAAAGCTACTCTATAAAAAAAGAAAACCCTGTGGAGATAACTGCGGATGTCAAGAAAGAGAAGCGAGTTAAGTAAATATATGTCGCCGTCAACAGGCGAATACTGCACCGCTGCTCAATATATAGCCGAAATAATATGCCAAAGAATCGCCGACAAAGACAAAGTTGGCACTTTGGCATATAAATTTTGGAATAATGAAAAGTGGAAAAAAACATACATACGTCAAGTAGGGCTTGCGAATAAACTTGTAAAAGACTGGGGAGATGAAGCTGTTGTTCGTTTCATAAAATCTAAAAGAGGAAGTAAGATTCTTTCTTTAGGGATGAAAGGGATTGCAGATCAAATTGAATTTTTTAAAAATTCACTTGACAACAGAGAACCGTCGGTTATAATTGAGATGACGAAACTACTAGAGTATACTCCAAGAAAATCGTTTGGACAAAAAAACTTGATTACAAAAATAAAGGAAATAGATCATGGCAAAAACACCAGATCCACCGACATCTGATAAAGTTTACGCAACAAAAGAAATTATGAAAGATTTCGGAGAATTCATCACTACTGGTGAAAAAATATTAGAAATAAAAAGAGATTATAAAACAATAAGCATCAGTCCAGCTATTGATCTAGCTCTTGGAGGAGGAGTAAAAGAAGGTTCTTGGCTTATGCTAAGCGGTCCCCCTAAAGGTGGCAAAACAACAACATCAATGCAAATTATTGCTAATTGTCAAGCTTTAGGTAGAAAGATTATTTATCTTGATATTGAAGGCCGACTAAAAGAAATGAACTTTGAAGTGCCGGGAATTGATGCTAGCAAGGTAACAGTAATTAGATCTGAAAAAGAACCCCTGAGTGCTGAAAAATTTCTTGACATTGCTCGTAAATTGGTTTCGCTACCTGAGAATGAAGGATGCGTTTTAGTTATCGACTCAATTTCATCTTTAATTCCTGAGAAAGATTTGGATGGTGACATTAACGGTATGACCCGTCCCGGTCTTCCAAAAATCTTATCGGACTTTGTTAAAAAGATGGGTCAGATAGTTCCAAATCAAAAATGTCTTATTATTATGATCACGCACATGATCACAAATACTAGTGGTTATGGCGTAGGAAAAATGGCAGATGGTGGTGTTAAAATCCAGTTCCAATCCGATACAAGAATGGAAATAAAGTCTGTGTCTCCGTGGGAGATCGGAGGAAATAAAGATACTAAACAAGCAATTGGTCTTAAAGTAACTTGGAAAATCATATGGTCTTCAATAGGATCTCCTTATAAAGAATGCGAAAGCTGGATTCGGTTCGGTCATGGAATTGATAAAATTCAAGAAATCATTATGATCGCTGGAGAGATGGGTTTAATTAATGTGAGCGGGTCATGGTATAATCTAGATTATCTAGATACTCCGGAAGCGAAATTAGAAGCAGGGCTGGAGGCTGATGCCAAATTAAACCTTCAAGGACAAGAAAAGGTATATAATTTTCTATCTGCAAATCCAAAATCTTACGAAATCCTAGAGAAAAAAGTTAAGGAAATGATAACTTGAACATACTAGGATTAGACGGTAAAGAATATTCATGGATTCCAAGTAACAATATCGTTGATACAGACAAGAGATCTAGTTTACATATCAAAGCGCGAGAACTGCTAAAAGAAAAATTTCCAAACGATAGAGTTCTTGAAGAATTAGTCTTACCGGGAACAAAAACTCAAAGCAGAAAATCAACTTTAAAAGCTGATTTTTTTATTCCTATGAGAAACCTACTAGTAGAAGTTCATGGAGAACAGCATCTTGAGTTCAATAGCTTCTTTTTTAAAACCAAGCTTGACTTTTATAAAGCGCAAGCTAGGGATAAAGACAAAAAAAGATGGTGTGAACTTAATAAATTTACTTTACTAGAACTGTATCATAACGAATCCATAGAAGAGTGGAGAGATAAAGTATGGAAAATATAGACGAAAGACTAGGAAATTTTCACAAAACGCTTGACAATTGGATTTTTGAGCATAAAATAGACTATGGAGCAAACCTTGAAGACGAAAGGTTCAAGGAAATATGCAGAATCATGAAATTTACAGAGCAAGATCTTAAATCTTTATCTGCAATAGATATCCAAGTAGCAATTTATAATCTTAACTATTATATGCACTATGTACATGTTATTACAGATAGAGAGAAAGCTGTTAAAGCGTGGGTTGAACAAACTATTGGATATATTATATCGGGACTTCAATTTGATAAATTCTTGAAATGGGAAGAAAAATATAATTTAGCAATAAGAAGTCATAGTTCTGGAGTTAGACTTCAAATGTTAAAAACGACTGCTGATTATAGAATATTATCAGGAAATAATTCAATAAGTACAATTCAAAATGCTATAAAGACTTTAGAAAACATAGGAAGGAATAGAGGTTATGACAGATCTTAAAGAGCAAGCTAAAAAAATAATAGCAAAAGGCAAAGCGTTGCAAGACTCGGAATTAATTCAAATGGGTTTAGATATGTTAGATCAATTTGAAGGGTCAACTGTAATTGAAAACGCAGAGCCGGTACAAAATGTAAGTCAAAGCAAAGCTAAACGAAAAAGTAAAAATAAAATAACTGCTAAATCAAATCTAGCAGCAGTTGAAAAATCTACAGGAACTGCTACAATTCCAGATTTTACAATGAATAGAAAAGAAAAACAATCAAAATACGGTAAATCAAAATCTATATTAAATGATACAAGATATAATGCATTTACCGACGACAAATCGGAAGCGATGGGTCCAGAATTTAAGACTCCATCTTTTACGCCAACTCAACGAAGACCTCCTGTAGATAAACAAAAAGTAGAGCAAACGTGCGAGATGTGTGGTAAGAAAGACCGTGTTCTTCCGATTTACAGTAGAGAATTTTATAGATGTGATTCGTGTTTAATGAAAGGAAACAAGAAATGAGTGCATATATTAGTTATCAATTACCAGTTAAAAAGCTAACAGAGACCGCTAAATTGCCAGATAAAGCGAATTTGTTTGATGCCGGATTAGATCTGTACTGTGACGAGAATCTCGTATCTCTAGCCCCCGGAGAGCGTAAGTTAATTTCGACGGGTATTTCTATGGCTATTCCGAGAGGTTTCGTAGGCGAAATTTGGCCGAGATCTGGACATGCTGTAAAAGGCGGTATCGACACTATGGCGGGAGTTATTGATTCCGACTATAGAGGAGAGGTTAAAGTTCTTATTATTAACCATGATGGTAAAGTACAACTTTTCAGAAAAGGCGACAAGATCGCTCAAATGCTAATTAAGCATATTCCAGATTTTACACCTATTGAGGTTGAAAATCTAAACGATACGACTAGAGGAAATAATGGATTTGGGAGTTCAGGGGCTTGACATATCTGAAAATTGGGTTTATACTATTTATAGCCTTTTACTGCATAGTATCATATAGAATAGTCGGTGGTACAATCATAGGAGGATTAAATGACAGAGACAATATTTAGTCTAACATTCATATGGCTAGTAGTAACATTTTTTCTATTAATCATATATGATATTTACGCAGTAACAAAAGGTAAATCAACAATTAGTTGGATAGTTTTCGATACAAGTCGTCGTTGGCCCGTAATTCCATTTCTGAGCGGTTTCATTATTGGCTTTTTAATGGGTCACTTATTTTTTCCAATACCAGTTCCAATAGGACAATAAAATGAATACATTGGTCGCACTCGCGGTAATGTCGTTAGGTCAATTCTTTGTGGTTAATCCACAAATTCCAATTGTGGTTCAGCAACCTCAACCAATCGTAGTCCAATATCAATACGTAGTACAACAACCACAGTACGTAATTGTACCTAGAACAGTCTATGTACCAGTACAGGTTCAAACGTATCAACCTGTATACTATCCATATCCAATTTACAGAATCTATCCTTAAGGAGAATTAAAATGTCACAAGAAAAAAATCCATTAAATGCATACAATCAGTTTGAAACAATTAAAAAAGCTGTTGATCAGCTTGAAACAATCCACGTCTACGAAGTAAACGCTAGACAGTGGGGAGATACAGATACGCCGTCATTAAAGGCCGAAATCGCAGATCTTGACAAGAAGGTATATGAATATGAATTGCAGTTAGCGGAACTTCAAAAGTATAGTGAAGAGCTGGAAATTGCGAACAAATCTCTTCTAAAGGCTAATAACGTTCTTGTAGACGCAAATAAGATCTTATCAGATAACACTCAGACAGCAGAAAGCACAACCGACAAGATCGTCGAAGCGTACAGCAAGCTGCCGAGAATAATTAAGAAGTTTTACGGGCCAAAGTGATTAATGAGTTTTCACACTTTCTCATTGCAAAAAAGTGTTATATTCTTGAGGTGAATAATGAAAGAAAAATTACAAAATCTAGCGATTGAAAGAGCTGTTTTAGCAGGGTTGTGTCAATACGGCTCCGATGTAGAAGTATTTTCCCAGCTCGACTTCTTAGAGACAGATTATTTCACCCATGAAGTTAATCAAATACTCTTTTCTTGCGTTAAAGAAATTGTTAAACAGCAACAAAATATTGAATACTTAACTATATTTTCAACAGCGGAAAAGTTAGGAGTGTTTGATTTAATTAATAATAAAGAAGAAATGGCATTCATACGATCCATTTTCAACTTTCCTATTGATAAAGATAATTTGCCATCTCACGTTACAACTCTTGCTAAGCTAAAACTAGCGAGGGATATCAAGATAACGCTGAAGATTTGCAGCGACAAAATCGAAAAGATTAGCGGTCACGAAGAGATAGAAGATATTATTAATATCGTAGAAGCTCCAATTATGGAGATAACATCATCTGCGTATAAAGAGCAGAACAACAACACGGTATTGATTGGCGACAATATAGACGAGTATGTTGATTATTTAATTGATAATCCTAGCGATTATCTTGGCATTCCGACTGGTTTTCCAAGACTGGATGAAGCTATGGGAGGCGGCTTGAGACGTAAAAGCGTTACCCTTATTGGAGCTAGGACTGGTGTTGGTAAGAGCGTTATTTCTACAAATGTTGCAAAATATATCTCCGAAGTTTATAATATTCCAGCATTATATTTAGATACAGAAATGGATCTAGGAGATCAGAGAAATAGAATGTTAGCTAATATTAGCAATGTAAAAATTAATGATATTGCTAAAGGCACATTTGCTAGAAAGTTATCTGATAAAGAAAAGGTTATTAAAGCTGCTGGATTAATTAGTAAGATACCATATCACTACAATTCTATTGCGGGACAACCTTTTGATAATGTATTAAATATTATTAAAAGATGGATTCATCAGCATGTTGGATTTGATGAGAATGGACGTACTAAAGATTGTGTAGTTATTTATGACTATTTCAAGCTTATGAGTAGCGCGGGTCTATCCGCTGCTATGCAGGAATACCAAGCGTTAGGTTTTCAGATTACAAAGATGAATGATTTTTGTATTAAATATGATATACCGTGTCTGTCTTTTGTTCAGTTGAATAGAGAAGAAGAAATTGCTCAATCTGACCGATTGCAATGGCTTGCATCTACTGTGGCGAAATTTCAAGTTAAAAGCGATGAAGAATTAGCAGATGACGGTCCTGAAAATGGAAATAGAAAATTCGTTATCATAAAAGCACGTCATGGTTCGGGATTAGATCAGGGAGACTACATTAATGTTAAAATGGATGGATCAACAGCTAGACTTACAGAAGGCTTAACTAGAAATGAACTCAAATCTGGGAAAACTTTACAACAAACCTCGCCCCCATTCGACATTCAAGAAACTGACGGGCAATCAGATCTTTTCGATTTGTGATGAACTGGCTGACAATTTACCAAAATTATTAGAGACTTTAGAAATTGAATATACTGAATACCCCAATAGATTAGCTGTCAAATGTCCTATACATGACGGAGATAACGCTGAAGGTGCTTGTATTTACACTACTGGGGATAAGCAAAAAGGCAACTGGGTATGCTGGACAAACAGTTGTCACGATAATTATAATAAGAATATATTAGGGTTTATTCAAGGAGCTATGGCAAAAAGAAAGGGTGAATTTTCTTTCCCTCAAGTTCTATCATTTGCAATGAAGTTTCTAAATAAAGATTTCGAAGCAATGGAAGATGTTAAAAGCACAAAAGAAACTATTCTTGAAGCGACTAGGTATAATGAAATATTAACTAGAAATAACGAAACTGAACTACCTAATGTAAGCAGAGAAACAGTAATTAAAAATCTAGACATTCCATCAAAATACTTTCAAGATCGCGGTTTTAAAACCGAAATATTAAAAGAGTTCGATGTAGGAGATTGTTTTACTGCTGGCAAAAAAATGTATGGTCGAGCTGTGGTTCCAGTCTACGATGAAGACTATAACTATGTTGGATGCGTTGGAAGAACTACAAATGACGCTTATCATCCAAAGTGGATTAATAGCGATAAGTTTAAAAAAACCTTGTACTTGTATGGATACCATATAACAAAAAAATACGCACAAGAAAAACATGCAATTTTTTTAGTTGAAGGACAAGGAGATGTCTGGAAATTATATCAGGCGGGAATAAAAAATGCTGCTGGAATCTTTGGATCTAATCTAGGAGATGACCAGCTTATTATTTTGGAAAAAAGTGGAATTTTAGATCTTGTCATATTGACAGATAACGATACAGCCGGAGAAAAGGCTGCACAACAAATTCAGCAAAAAGGTGGTCGAAGGTTTAACTATATTCGTCCAAAATTTGAAGCTAAAGATGTTGGGGATATGACAGAACAAGAAATTAGCGAAGTTATTAAACCTCAAACAGAAGGACTATATTATGGGTAAAGTACTTGCTTTCGCCGGAAAAAAGGGCGCTGGAAAAAACACATTGTGCAACTTTCTTCATGGGTATCAGCTAAAATGCTATGAAATTATTGACGGTTTTGAAGTTACAGACGAGGGCGATTTAATTATCGACACATTGGTAAAGGATGAAACCGGAAAAGAGCAAAAGGGTAAAGGTTTAATCGACATTACCAGATATGATATCGACTTTGGAATGTGGGCAGTTGATAATGTTTGGCCTTACGTTAAGCATTATTCCTTTGCCGGTACGCTGAAAGATATTTGCACTGAGTTATTCAGTATTGATCGTGAAAAGTTATTTGGAACAGACAAAGAAAAGAACCTCCCGACTCAGTTTAAATGGGAAGATATGCCTGTTAAAATTAAAGGAAAAACTGGAAATATGTCAGGTCGAGAATTTATGCAATATTTTGGCACAGAGATATGCCGAACTATTTATCCTGATGTTTGGGTAGATAAGATTGCAAAAGACATTGATACTGAAAACTCAAACCTTTCTGTCATTTCTGATTGTAGGTTTACAAATGAAGCAGAAGCCGTTCAGACAAAAATGGGTGGCAAAGTTATTAAGTTGACTAGAAATCTTTATAGCGACAATCACGCGAGCGAAAATGATTTAGATGATTTTAAAAATTATGATGCAGTCATAGATAATGCAAATCTCTCCATACATGAAAGCTGTATTGAATTGTTAAAAATTCTAGATGAGTGGGGATGGATTGCTAAAACAGTAGCTCCTTCTCGTAATAATGTAACTTCAATCAAATGATTACAACATATTTTAGAAGCTCTAGTTTAAACAATTGGAAATACTGCGAACTTCAATACTTTATGACGTATGTCTTAGGACATTACTCACCGTCAGGTAAAAAGGCAGATCTTGGAACAATAACCCACGCTGTATTTGAAACTCTGGCAATTTGTAAAAAGAGAACGCAGTATAATAAAAGAGCTACTATGAAAATCACTCAAGAACCGTTGGGTGATTTTTCTTTTACTGAGAAACAGCTCTATACTGATACTTTTGTTAATTATATACTGTCAAAAAGTTTTGATTATTATCAAAAAAATTCTTCTCATAACGAATTTACAAACGCAGATTATAAATTCTGTGAGAAAATGGTTTGGGACACTTTAGGTTATAACGATGGTCAATTTGATCCTCGTAATCGAAAAGTAATTGATACAGAACCGCACTTTGATATTCCGATTTTAGAAGATTGGGCTAAGTTTGAATATACTCTTCCTTCTGGTGAAAAATTATCAGGAAATCTTGCGATAAAAGGGACGATTGACCTTGTAACTGAGGCCGATGATGGTATAATTGAAGTGATTGACTGGAAAACCGGACAAAGGCTCGACTGGGCCACTGGTGAAAAGAAAGATTATGATAAACTTATGAAAGATGTACAATTATTGCTTTATAATTACGCAATTTCTAAGATGTATCCTAAATATCGTCAAGCAATTATGACTATTTTCTTTTGCCGAGATGGTGGTCCATTTAGTCTGTGTTTTGAAGATGAGCATGTCAAAGAATTCATGAATTATCTAAAGCAACAATTTAAAGAAATTGTGGTGAATCAATCTCCTCGTCCAATATCGGCAGATAGAGGAAGTTTTAAATGTAAAAAACTGTGTCATTACTATAAAAATAATTGGCCGGGATCAGATAAATCTATTTGTAATTATGTAGAAGATTCACTCAAAACAATTGGAATGACAGAAACTATTAAAAATTGCACCAAACCCGGATTCACTATTGGAAAATATAGAGATCCCGGAACGGCTGGAGAATAAAATGATTCTACCTATTGTTACAACGCACTATTCATTGCTAAAAGGGTTCATCAAACCCAGCGAAGTTGCTAAAAAATGCAAAGAGTATGGATATACGCACTGTCTTATTGCAGACATAGATACGATTAGTGGTGTAATTGACTTTTTCTCTGAGATGAAAAAAGCGGGAATAGTTCCTGTTATTGGAATAAAAGAAGAATCGGGATATTACATCGCTAAATCTATAGAGGGTTATAAAAAGTTAATACGTCTATCGTCTGGATATGATGTTGTTTTTGTGGACGAGGAATTGCAATTCTATAAAGAAAACGAATTGGCTTCATTTAATGCCTTTTACGCAAACAAAGAAGACGCTATCTTACACCAGATTGCTATTTGTTCGGGATTTAAGACAACATTAAAAAAATCAAAGAATATTGACTTAGGTAAATATAGAAAATTTTTTGACAGAGATGACTTTCATTTTAAAAGAATGGATGAAATAAGCTACACGAAAACCCAAATAGAGAATACGGAAAAGTTGATATCTGAATTAAAAGATTATACAATCTTATCTCAACCAAAACTGCCAAAAGTTGATTGTGGAAATATGAATGAAAATGATTATTTAACACAACTTTGTAGAAATGGATGGAAAGATAAGTTATCTCACTTAAAAGGTGATACAAAGCAGGAATATATAAATAGAATTAAGTATGAGCTTAGTATTATTCATGGATTTAACTTATCAGGATACTTTCTTATTGTTGAAGATATCGTTAGATACGTTAGAGATAACGGATGGATGCCGGGACCGGGGCGTGGAAGTGCTGGAGGATGCTTAGTTTCATATTTATTATCTATAACAGAAATTGATCCTATTCCATATGACTTACTATTCTCAAGATTTTTAAATTCTGGACGATTTAGTAAAGATAACATTTCCTTGCCAGATATTGATATTGATGTTCCCACTAAACATCGAGACCAAATCATTGAATATTTAAAAACAAAATACGGTCACGATAAAGTATGCCAGATGATTACGCTTGGAAGATTGCAGGGTAGGGCCGCTTTAAAAGAAGTTCTCCGTATATGCTCTGATTTATCTCAAGCTGAAATGAATGAACTCACAAAAGCGCTTCCTCAAGAGTCGGCAATTTCTGATGATCTTGAAGAAATGGAAATAAAGTCTATTATCTTATGGGCATTAGAAAATACTCCTGCAAAACTTGAAAAGTGGTGCAAGCTAGATAAGCAAAATAATTTAGTAGGAGAGTTGTCCGATCTGTTTTCACTTGCTATAAGAATAGAAGGAACTTATAAAAGCCAAGGAAAGCATCCCGCTGGGGTTGTTATATCAAATCAGGATTTAATTGAGGATGCTCCATTAATTAAAGATACTAATGGAGATAGGGTCGTAGGATTCGAAATGTCGGACTTAGATAAAGCGGGATTAACTAAATTTGATATTCTTGGTATTAATCTATTAGATAAAGTCATGGAGATAACACAATGACGGATGATCGACTATTAAGTTATGCTAAAGTAATTAGAGAAGGAAACGATATTGACTACAAAGATCTAAGTCTATCAGATCTAAGGAATCATGTACCTTGGTATAGAGATAAGAAAAATGGAGTATATCAAGTTCATAGTAACAGTTACTCGCAAATTTTTTATAATATTGAAGAAGCAATTAACAAATTTTTAGAACTGAGGAAATAATGGCACTTAACGCTTGGAAACAATATGCAATTTTTGACTTTGAAACAACTGGTAAAAATCCTAATGGATGCCAACTTACCCAAGTTTCATGTGTTATTATTCATGGTAAAAAACTAACAATTGAGCCAAATGCTATTTTTAATAGCGAAGTACGACCTGAATTTGATGACGAAAAAGCAATTGCAGCTGGATATGACCCGGTTGAACAAGCGGCTCTTGATATCACTAGGAAAACAAAGGAAGAATTACTTAAAGCTCCGGGACCAAAAGAAGTATGGGCTAAATTCGCAGAATTTATCAATAAGCATAATATTAAAGGTAGTTCATACTATGCTCCTATCCCAGTCGGATATAATATCGTGAATTTCGATTTGCCTATTGTTAACAGATATTGCAAACAATATGGTCCATACGATGAGAAAAACGGTAAGCAAAAACTATTCCATCAGATTTATAAAGTGGATATGATGGATAATTTATTCATGTGGTTTGAAAACAATGACGATGTTCAAAAACTCAATATGGATTATTTAAGAGATTATCTTGGATTTCCTCAAAAAAGTAAAGATAACGCTCACAACGCTCTTTATGACGTAATTGATACAGCAAACATCTTCGTAAGATTTCTAAAATATCATAGAAAACTAAATGAGAAAACCAAGTTCGCCAAAGCTTTCGGTGATAAAATGGATATTGTAATATAAATACGGAGTGAGGAATTGCATGACTGTTCTTAATATTGATGATTTTACAGATGAAAAAACTTGGGATTTAATTTGTTCGGGCAATACTAAAGGAGTATTTCAACTAGAAAGTAAACTTGGATCAACTTGGGCTAAAAAGAGTCAACCTAGAAACATTCAAGAGCTTGCCGATCTTATTTCTATTATTCGTCCCGGAACCTTGCAAGCCGAGCTTGAGGGTAAAAACATGACGGCTCACTATGTTGATAGAAAGCATAAACTAGAAGATACGGTTTATATTCATCAATCTCTTGAGCCAATTCTTAATAAAACATATGGAATTATTGTATATCAAGAACAGGCCATGAAAATTGCGACATCTCTGGCAGGATTTACTCCAGAGGAAGCCGACTCGCTTAGAAAGGCTATGGGTAAAAAAGACGCCGCCCTTATGCAAGAGGTCAGGAAAAAGTTCGTTTTAGGGTGTCAAAATAAAAAGATTGTCTCAGATGCCGATGCCTCACAAATATTTGACTGGATTCAAGCATCTGCTAGATACTCTTTCAATGCAAGTCACGCTATCGCGTATGCAATTAATGCTTATAGATCAGCATATTGTAAAGCGAATAGCATTCTTAAATTTTATGAAGTTTATCTAAATCATGCGGAAAATAAGCCCGACAAAGCAGATGAAGATGATGAAATTAAAGAGTTAGTAATGGATGCTAAAAAGTTTAATATTGAAGTATATCCTCCAAGGCTAAATCATCTATACGAAAGATTTACTATGGATGAGTCAAAAAATATTATATACTTTGGATACAAAGATGTCAGATATCTTGGAGACAGGGAACGAGAAAAACTTCAAGCCGCGATTATTGACGCAGAAAAGAAGTTAAATAAAAAGCTACACGAGTTTACATGGGCCGATATCTTGTTTTCCATTGCAATTAATATTAAAAAGAATGCAGTTCAATCTTTAATCAGTGTTGGGGCTTTTAATGGGGATAAAAATCGGTTAACCAGAAATCAGATGCTTTATGAGTTTGCTGTTTGGAATAGATTAACAGACAGAGAATTCAACTGGTTATTTGATCAATGGAGCGTTAATAAAGAAAAATATAAAAACGTTTTATCTTTAGTAGAGCTATTAATCAATAAGATGCCTAAGATAACATCTAGTAGGTTAACAGTATTAATGGATCTTTTAAAAATATTACAGAATCCAACTCATAATTTAGAAGATGATTACGGATGGATTGCTGATATCGAAGAGAAAAATATGGGGTGTTCATTAACCTGTTCTAAAACAGACGCTTTAGGTACGGATTTTGCAGCTACGCCTTGCAGAGAATTAATGGACTCAGGACTAAAGCATGGATGTATGGCTGTTAAAATATCCAGATCTAATGAGTATAAAATTAAAAAAGGACAATCTGAAGGTCGATCTATGTGCTTCTTAACAGTTGAAGATGGGTCAGGGTCAATTGATTCAGTAATTTTATTCCCAGATGATTACGAGAATTTTAAAGGGTTGCTTTTTAAAGGAAATACGGTATTATTAATAGGAGAGATCGAAAAAAGAAAAGAACTCTCTTTTATTGTCAAAAATGTTATTCAAATTTAACGAGGATTTATTATGAATATTTGTGTATTTGTTGGAAAACTTGTAGCTAATCCAGAATTAACAACCACCAAGGACTCTTGTGTTGTAAATTTTACATTAGCAGTTGAAGACTATAGGAAAGATAAGGATGGAACAAAGCATCGTAAGGTGCATTTCTTAGATTTTGAAGCTTGGGATACAGGCGCTACTACGATAGCGAAGCATTTTAAAAAGGGTGACATGCTTTTTATTGAATCCGAAGCCCGTCAGCATAAGTGGATTTCTGCTGACCAATCGAAGAAACAAAAAATTGTATTCAGAGTTAAAACTTTTAAATCAGGAATGAAATCGGATTCTAATTTAACACAGGAACAAGAGTAATAGGACATAAAATGTTAAGAAAAAAAGTCTTATTTGTTACGGAAGCATCTTTTCATGCAACTGGGTATTCTGTCTATACAAAAGAAGTATTGTCAAGACTGAATAAGATACCTGAACTTGAAGTAGCAGAGCTTGCATGTTATGCTAATGAAGATAGTCCAGAAATCAAAGATATCCCTTGGAAATTTTATGCAAATGCTCCTAATCAAAAAAATAATGAAGAAGTAGCATATTATAACAATTCAATGAGTGCAAAATTTGGTGAATTAAAATTCAATCATGTATTGTTGGAGTTCCAGCCCGATTTCGTAATGGATATTCGTGACTGGTGGATGTTGGAATTTGAAGAAAGATCTCCTTTCAGAGAATTCTTTAATTGGGCGATTATGCCTACAGTGGATGCCGCTCCTCAAAATCAATTATGGATCGACACTTATTCAGATGCAGATGCTGTGTTCTCATATTCTGAATTCGGCAGAGATACAATGCTAGATCAATCTAGTAAAATAAAATTTGTAGATGTAGCATCTCCTTGTGCAAGCGAAGTTTTTAATAAAGTTGCAAATAAAAAGTCATTTAAACAATCTCATGGAATTGATCCAGATTCAATTATTTTTGGTACAGTTATGCGTAACCAAAGACGTAAGCTGTATCCGGACTTGTTTAAAGCTTTTAGATTATTTTTAGATCAAAATCCGAAATTAACTAACTGTTACTTATATTGTCATACAGGATATCCTGATGTTGGTTGGGATATTCCATCTTTGATTCAGGAAAATGAACTGGCAAACAAAGTTCTGTTGACTTATAAGTGTCGGAAATGTGGACATGTTTATCCGTCATTTTTCCATGACTGCGTTGCATTCTGCAATAACTGTAAAACTTTCTCTTCTACTTTAGTCAGTATTAATAACAAAATAGAAGAAAACGAACTTAATAACGTTTATAATCTATTTGATGTATATATCCAGTGGGCTAATAGCGAAGGATGGGGTATGCCTCAGCTTGAAGCTGCATATGCGGGTCTTCCTGTTGTAAGTATGAATTATTCAGCAATGGAATCATTAATAGAAAACATTAAAGGTATTCCTGTTGATCCTATCTCTTATTATAAAGAATTAGAAACCGGATGCATGAGAGCAGTGCCAGACAATAAAAAGTTGGCGGAAGTTATTGCGACACTTGCAACTGATAATCAAAAAAGAAACTATATTGCTGATAGATGTTATTCTACTTCTAGAAAAGTATATAATTGGGATTACACTGCTAAAAAGTGGGCCGATTATTTCCTAAATACACCTGTAAAGTCCTTTAACGAGACATGGGGTAGCGCAGCAAGAATATTTAATCCTGCTAAATCTTTACCAGAAAATATCAACCAGATATCCCCATCTGAGCAAGTTAGCTGGCTTTTTACTAATGTTCTTGGCAAACCTCAATTGATTAATGGTGCGATGTGGAAAAGAATCGTAAGGGATTTAACGTATGGAATTACAGCATCTTCCTATGTTCCCGGATATTATTCAAATGATTTTTCAATGCCTGACTCAGAAAAAAGAATTGAAGAATTCAATATTAGTAAAGCTTTTGAAATGTTGTATAATTCAAGAATGCAATTAAATCATTGGGAAAACGTTAGACTGGAGAAAGTTAAGAAATCATGAGAATAAATTATATTAGCAATTATAGAGATGGTACAGCGTGGTCGAAAGCGGCCACCTATAATATTCTTGCTTTAAAAGAAGCTGGATATGATGTTTATTTAAAATTGATTAGATATAACAACGAAGTATCAACCTTATTACACCCTGACTTGTTGGATATTGAATTAAAACATGCTAATGAGTTTGATATGACAATTTTTCATTCATTGCCTATCAATTTTTCATATGAAAAAAATAATTCTAAGACTCAATTTGTAGGAATAGCGGCTTTAGAATCTTATACTTTAGATAATATATACTGGCAAAAGAAATTTAAACTCATGGATAGAGTTTTCTCTGCCAATTCATTAACTAAAAATACTTTAAATAATTATGAAATTAGTTCTAGCGTATTTAAACAATCATTTGACTTTGATGCAGTGTTTAATAGTGTAAAGAAATCCAAGATCAATATCTTAGACAACTCTTTTAACTTTGTATTTGAAGGGGACTCTTCTAAGATTTCAAATCTTGAAAGTCTATTAATCGCATTTCATTCAGAGTTCTCTGTTCATGAACCAGTAAATATTGTTATTAAATCTTTATCTAGCGTAGATGAGTTTTGCACTAATGTAAAAAAGAATCTAAAATTATCTAAAAGATATAAGAAAGAAGTAACGGTTTACGGAGGATTGAATGATGAAGATTATTACAGTATTCTTCGTCATTGTCATGCTTTTGTGTGTCCAAATAGAGGCATTTCATGGTGTCAATCAGCGCTAGAAGCTATGACTATTGGATTGCCAGTTATTTACACAGAAGGAAACGGGCTTGATGATTATGTGAACGGTTATTCAATGCCAGTTTCTTCTACGTTAGATAACTGCTACGGAGCTGAAGGCTTTGATGATTTATTAACTGGTAGAGATCTTTGGTCAAACCCAAAGATCAGTAGTTTAAGATATCAGATGAGATCAATATATGAAACATATAAAAATAATCTATCTCAATATCTAGAAATTAGCAAAGCAACAGTTCAAAACGCATCTCAGTATAATTATAAAACTATGAAAAATCATATTGATAGTATTATTGGAGGTATTAAATGAAAGTATATATTGGAAAAAATGAGGCTCCAGAAGAATTTAAGAGAATTAGCGAGCCGGGAATTTTAAATTATGTAGCAGACGATTCTGAATGTGAAATTATTGTCCTAGACGGCGTACTTAAAAAAATGCCAATAGATGATGTTGCCAACTATTTAACGCTTGCAAGAAAAAAATTGCGATTAAATGGAGTCTTGACAGTAAAAGATTTAGATTTTGATATCTTATCATATATACATCAAAGAAACTCAGATTTGGCATCTATTAATAAAGCTATTTTTCAAAATGGTTCTATAGAATCTGTTTTTAACTTTGAATATGTATTGCAAATTCTTAGTAATAGCATGGGATTAGAACTTCAGGTTAAGAATCTTGAGGGATTAGATTTTATTTTAACATTTAGGAGAGTTTCATGAGTTTGACAAATTTGGACAATTGTAAAGAATGTAAATTTGCAATCATGGGGGCGGAAGGTCAATCCGACTGCTCCCTTGGTAAATTGAATTTTTTAAAATCTCCGGTTCAACCTATTGATTTTTCGTATTTTAACTTAAGTCGGATATGTATTTTTAAAAGATCTGAAAAATGGGATGGAGATATTCAAAAAGAAACCGCTCCTAAAGTCGGATATATCTTTATTTTAAAAGATAGAGATAAACTAAATGAGCTAAAAGAAAACATCTTAAAAGTTAAGAATTGCATATGGGTTGGCGTATATCATCCATTTGAAGATCTACAGAAAGAAATTATTGAATTTACAGCAAAATCTTTAGACCACTCCCGTATTAATATTGTATGTAATTTTTCAGGAGTAGACGGTAATGATCTTTATAAACTTGATAAATTTGAAAAAAATTATATAAATGGTTGGACAATAGTCAATATTGTAGGTGAAGAGTTTGATGTAGAAAAATTAAGCAATACTCTAGATTCATTTGTAAATAATAAGATGGGGCGAGCTAGCATTATATATAATAAAGATTCTAATAGCATTAACGAGCTATGCTTCTTTAATATCTACTATAAATTTTATAAGGGTAGCCACTCTTCATTAGACACAGTTCTGGACAAAGTAATACATCAGACTGTTATAGAAAAAGCCTTGCAAGAAAATAGTCAACTAGTTAAAGACTGGAGTGATATTTAATGAGAACTTCCTTTTTAGTTTATGATATAAAAAATCAAGCTGAATTTGTTGGGTCTATGAATAGTGTAATGCTAGCAAATGCTGATGGTGATATTAATATTGTTATTGATAACAGTTCAAACTGTATAGAAATAGCCAATGTTATGACAAAAGGTTGCTGCGGTCAACCCGAACCAGTTATTGTAAAAGATGACTTGTTTACAGTTAGAACTCAAATGCGTGATAACAGATTAATTCGAATTATAAGCTATGATGGAATACTAAGTGCAGAAAAACAAATATCGGAAGGGCTAAAGAGAGCCGCGACAGGCGATTCCATTACCTTGATGAAGGGTGGAGCAAAAGTTCACAGAGATTTTATATCTGCGATTAGTGAAATTTTTAACTCTTCAGTAGTTGGCGGCATTTTTGCAGATACAGTAGATAATATGCATTATTCATATTTTACAAGTTTAAGGCCAAATAAACCTTTTAGAGAGAATTTGAATAATCTAACGTTTAGATCAGTCTTTTTACCATATATTAATTCTGGCAACATATTTGATATTGTGAAAATTTTACATAATCATTCCATCGTTGTTCACTTGCCTAAGCCGTATTTTAGAACATGAATAACAGATATGTAAAAAAAATAAAAAATAAGCAGCCGGATAATATTGATGTCATTATATTAACGGCTGGCATTGGTTCTAAGATTAAATCCTATGAGCCACGCAGTCTTATAAAGCTAAACAACAAAACTTTAATTGAGCATCAAATGGATGCCTTTAAACAAAAACTTCCAAAGTGTGACTTTATTACTGTTGTTGGATATGAATGTAATAAAATAATTAGAAAAATACAAGGAAAGACCAAAATAGTAGAAAATTGTATTTATAATGAATGCAATAATGGCGAAAGTCTTAGACTTGGAGTTAATAATAGTTTATCTGATAATTTATTTATCATTCACGGCGACATAAATTTTGACAAAAACATTATAGACGAGTTTACATATGGCGAGTCTTTCGTTATAACTGTAAACGGCTTGGAAGAGAGAGAAGTGGGAATAACGTCCACTGATGGTTATATCAATAGTTTTTCATACGGATTAGAAAAAAAGTGGGGCCAAATAGTTTTTTTAAATTCAACTGACGTAGAAGTGTTGCGAAAATTACTTCTTAGGAATGATTTTAATACTAAGTTTATGTTAACTTTTGAAATATTAAATAAGCTTATAGAATTTGGAGTTAGATTTAAAGAAATAGAAGTTGACCCTAAAAAGATAAAAGAAATAGATACCGCAAAGGATATAATAAATGAATATTTTAACTGAAAGCAGCCTTATTAAGTTCGCTAAAGCTTTATCAGTATCAAAGTTTAATGTGGCAATTTTAAATCAAGGTGTTGCGATATATGATGCTTTCGACACTTTTAAACCAGATATTTTTATTACTACTATGTCCGCATTAGACCGGGCAAGAGTTAAAAACATTATTGAAAGACCAGCTTTGAGAGTTGTTTTAATTGGTGACGCACCAGTAAATGAGCATTACGATGAATTAGTAAAAACTGTATTTCCGAATATCATATATTCCAATAACCCCGATGATTACAAAATGCCAGTTACACCATTTGAAACTTACTCAGACATTCTATTATATAAAGACGCTAAATTTCAAGATAAATATGCAGCGGATATTGTATGCATAGAAGACAATCTTGGTCCGGAAATACTGAATTTTACACCCGGATATGATATAACATTTAGAATTTTTAGTAATAATATAGTGAACCATAGTAATTTCTGCGGGACTGTAATAGATAATAATAAAAAAGACGTTTATGCGTCTGCAAAAATATCTTTATGTTCTCCGGAAAATAAAGAAAACGCTTGGCTATGCGGGAGTTATGTTATCGACTTGTTGAATCCACCTCCTTTAAATGAGATTCTTTCAAGACTGACAAGTGATAATACCGAAGAAATACAAAGTCAAAGAGCTAGAATTTTAGAATCAAATACTACTTTCCACCTCTGCGCAAATTTAATGGAAGGTTTAGATCTTAAAAAAGAATCTCAAATGATTCTAAATAAATTGAAGGAGATACTATGAATATTGGATTTTTAATTGATGGAATTGGTAATAGCGATTTATCTTATAGCATATTAAAATTAATAAATACTGAACTTATTAATAGCACTGAACATTCGCCAATCATATTTGTAAGAAATTTATATCCCCCAGTTATTAGCCCATTATGTCTAATGACAAATTTAGCTTCTGTAAATAATTTCCAAGGCATTGCGATTGCAACAGATTTACAAGCAGCAGACACTTTGGATCAATCAAACTCTCCATGTGAGAAATGGTTATATTTATGGGATATTGAATGGCTAAACGAGATGGTTAATTATGACGTAGCTATTAAAATTTTAAATAGTTTTAATATTATCTGTAGGAGTGAAAGTCATCAAATCATTATAAAGAACTTTTGTGGCAAAAAGGCTCACATTATAGATAATCTTAACTGGAGTGAATTAAAAGAATGCTTGAATTTGTAATAGAAAAAATTGTCCAAGATTACAGGGATGGACAAAGCGTAAGACAAATCGCCGCAACTTATAAAACATATCCAAACAAGATTTTAGACATGCTGAAGAAATACGGCGAACCTGTTAGAAGTAAAAGTGAGGCCCAAAAAATGGCTCTTGAATTAGGCAAGAGTAAGCCTCCTTTTCTAGGTAAAAAAAGAACCGAAGCTGACAAAGACAATATAAGTAAGGCTCGCGCGAAAGCGTGGGCCAATATTTCCGACGAACAACGCCAGTCGTTCAAAAATGGCGCTAAGGCGCGATGGGAAGCTTTAAGCGATTCAGACAAGGCTGATATGCAAAGTCGCGCTGGAGAGGCTCTCAGGGCCGCTAGCGTGGAAGGCTCAAAGGCAGAGCGTTTTTTGTATGAAGACTTGTTACGCAAAGGCTACATTGTTGAGATGCATAAAAAAGGTTTAATTGCGGGTGAGAAGTATGAAATTGACTTGTTTTTACCCGAACTGAAGACTATAATAGAGATAGATGGTCCTCAACATTTTCTTCCCGTTTTTGGAGAAGAGAGGCTTGACAAGACGATTCGATATGATATAATAAAAAATGGCGTTCTGATCTCCAAGGGGTTTTGTGTGATTCGTGTAAAATATATGACTAAACATATCTCACGTAAAAAAACAAATGACTTGTTGCTCATAGTGTCTGAAGAGTTAGAACGTATTAAAAACCAATTTCCTGAACAAGGCCACAGACTAATTGAGGTAGAATTATTATGACTGAAATTAACGCAGAAGATATTGATTTTGAAAACGGCGACCTTTTTGAATCTGCAATTGTTAATGGTGTTAATAAAACAAGGGATGTGATTGAGGCAGTTACAGAAGGACCAGACCCTCTGTCTCCTGAGTGGCATGATTATGTCATGTCTCAGTTCTTAGATAGCGAACTTGTTGAAATCAACGGTGAGAAGTATCCGAACGCTTACGGCTTGAGGAGAGTTGCTGAAAAGTTGCTTGGTACAATTATTGCTACTAAGCCAGTCCAAACTTTTATGTCGGCAGACTCAACTACCAATAGTCCGGGGCGAGTGACAGTCGTTTACGAAGTTGCTATTCGACTTTATGAAACCGGGGATGTAAAAGTCGTAGGAGATATCGCTGAAGTATTTTCTCTTAACTGCGACGATATGTTCTTAGCTTATCCTGCTGCTACAGCTTGCACTAGAGCAGAAGGTCGTTGTTTAAGAAAAGCTCTTAAACTACGATGCGTTGCTGCTGAAGAAATCACTAGAAATAAGGACGTAACAAAAGCGGTTCAGGCGGCGATTCAATCCAAGCCAACCGATGGATCATATAATGAGGCAGACCCTATTTCATCTGCTCAAATTGGCTTGCTTGATGTAAAATGCAAACAAATGAATATTGACTTGCTTAAGTTTATTAATATTGGTGAAAAAACCTATAATAAGATTGAGGAAGTTTCTAAGAAAACGGGAAGCGTAATGATTCAACTATTAGGCGAGTATCAAAACAACACTAAGAAAGTTCCCGATAGTATTGTTGGATACGATAAAAATTGGAGAATAACTAAATGAAATTAATTAAACACTTACAAAACTTGACCGTAGAACTTGAAGCTGATACCGCATCGGATGCTTTTGAAGCTCTGGCTAGTACAGAAGAAGTATTTGGTAATACTAACTGTGGCGTATGTGGATCAGAGGCTCGCTTTGTAGTTCGTACAAACGATTCTGGCGATTTCTATGAAATGAAATGCGAGAATACAAAATGTCGTGCTAGACTGTCCTTTGGTAAGCATAAGAAGGGCGGAGGTTTATTTCCAAAACGTAAAGATGGAGATAAATGGCTTGAAAACAACGGATGGGTTATTTATAAACCAGATTCTGCAAAATCAGATTCAATAAAATCATCAAGCCCGGTTGAAAATAAAAAGCCATCTACTAAAACGTCTAATAAATCAGACGTAGACTTCTAACGAAAAAAGCCCCCAGAAATGGGGGCTTTTTTTTATCGCTATAACTTGTCATCGTTCGTCTTCAGTTATAGAGCGAAAGTGAGTCGCGACTCGAAACGATAAAAAGGTCGCCA